CTATCCCCGGGCTTAGGGCGACCGACCGCTCGATATCCGGGGCCGAAAGCGCCCCGGGGGCCGCCGGCGCCCGGGGGCATGGCGCGCCCGGAGGTATCTGGCGGCCGGTGCACTGGTGCACTAGCTCACCGGTGCATCGGTGCTCTTGACAACCGGCCAACGTGCCAATACGCGTGCGCGTGACAGTCACGCGCTACGACGCAGCCCGGCTTGGTAACGTTCGCAAGACGTCGCAGGGTTTCTTGCGGGCTCCGGCGCGCGTCACGCGCACCGGCGTGCTCACCTATCACCGGGCCGACGGCTCGGTCGTGCGCGAGCTTAGGCGGCCCGACAATGTCTTCGCCGCCGACTCGCTCGCGACGCTCGCCGACGCGCCAGTGACCGATCTGCATCCGCGCGACATGCTGTCGCCGAGCAACGCCAAGCAGCTCGCCGTCGGCCATGTGTCCGGTGCATCCGCTCGAGCAGACGCCGGGCGCTTTGTCGAAGCGCAGCTCGTCATCACCGACGCCGCCATGATTACGGCCATCGAAGCCGGCGACCGGAGCGAAGTTAGTTGCGGCTACACGTGCGACCTAAAGCACGGCGCCGGCGTCTTCAACGGCGAGCACTACGACGCCGAACAAACGAACATTGTCTACAACCACGTCGGCATCGGGCCGCGCAATTGGGGCCGTGCGGGCTCCGAAGTCGCGCTGCGACTCGACAGCAAGACGCCAGACGACTTTGCGCTCGGCGAAGGCGCCGCGCGAGCAGTGCTCACCGACGAGCCAAAGAGGGACAGCAACATGGATCTGGTCACCATTCGCATCGACGGAATCGAAGCGCAAGTCACACCGACGACCGCGCAGATACTGCAACGCACGCTCGACACGCGCGACACCGCTGCGCGCGACGCCGCTGCGAAGCTCACAGACTTGCAGAAGCGCTACGACGCGCAGCAAGCCGAGCTCGACGCGACGAAGACGCAGCTCGCGCAAGCCGCCGACCCGAAGCGCTTCGACGCAGCGCTGCGCGATCGGCTCGAGCTGCTCGACCGCGCGCGCCCGGTGCTGGGTCGCGACGCGAAGCTCGACGGCAAGAGCCCGCGCGACATCAAAGAGCTCGCGCTCGAGAAGATGAAAGCCGGCGGCAAACTGTCGGAACGCTCCGACGCCTACGTCGATGCGCTCTTCGACATGACCGTCGACAAGTGGCTCGCCGACAACAAGGTCAATAACCACCGCAGCACCGACCCAGCGCCGCACCATGACGGCGGCAACGGCTCAGACGTCGACGTGCACGCAATCCTCGACGGCCGGCGCGCCGACGGCACGCAGCCGCTCAAGCGCGAATATCAGTCGCCGCCGTGGCGCTCGAAGCTCGCGAGCACGCGCACCGAATAGGCCGACCACACCGACCACTCAGAAAGGGACACAACCACCATGCAGCTCTCTTATCCCGCAACACCTGTGATCGGCGTGCACGGCCAACACATTGAAGGATGGCCGAGCGCCATCGCTACAGGCATCGCGCAAGCCGCTGTCGTGCAGGTCGGATGCGTTGTCATCTTCGACCCGACGGCCGGCTACGACCCGCATGCCATCAAAGCGCCCGCCGCTACGGGCGACGTCACAACTACGCTTGGCGTCGCTGGCATCACAATGTGGGATCCCACGTATCCCGAGCCCCCATACAGAATGGGCGCCTTCGTCCCCGTCATGCGCAAGGGCCGCATTGCCATCGCCGCGGAGACCGCGCTTGCAGCGCATACAAACCCATTCGTGCGCTTCACCGTCGGCGCGCCCGGCACACTGCTCGGCGCTCTTCGCAATGACGCCGACACGGCGAAAGCGGTCGCAGCGCCCTACCTCACCGTCGTCATCGGTGCCGCTGCCGGCGGCGTCGCCGTCGTAGAAATCAACCTGTAACGCGCCACTGCGCCAGCGCCCGAAAGCCAAGAAGGTCATGCATCAACATATTCTAGATAGGCTCGACTCTCATGCGCTCGAAGAGCAGCTCGCGCAGCTCGGCAAGAGACTCGACGCGACGAGCTTCGCGAACGTCGTGCGCGCCGTCGCACACACGCGCGCATCCATCCACGGCATCGACCGCTTAGACGCCAACGAAACGGCGCTCTTCGGTCGAGACCTGGAGTTTATCAGTGCGCGCTTGCGCGAAGTGCACCGGCCGGCGCTCAAGTGGCGGCAGTTCGTGCCGGTGAGCTCGGAAGCGCCGCCGGGCGCGGAGACTTGGTCTTACCGCATGTGGGACAGCACCGGCATGGCTGAAATCGTCGCGAATTTCGCCGACGACATTCGCCGCGTCGCCGTGATGGCCAAAAAGCAGAGCTACGACATCGCAACGTATGCGCTCGGCTATGACTATTCAGTGCTCGACATCGAACGCGCCGCCATGGCCGGTGTCGACTACCAGAACAAAGAAGCCGAAGCCGTGCGGCTCGGCTTCGAGCAGCGGCTCGAGCGCATCGCTTCCGTAGGCCAACCCGGCACGAGCATCAAGGGGCTCGTCAACCATCCGAACGTCCCGACGATCGCCGCTTCGAACGTCGGCGGCACGACGCCATGGGGATCCGGCACGAAGACGCCCGACGACGTCTTGAAAGATATGATCGCCGCCGAAGACAGCATCTTGACGGCGACTAACAGTGTCGAATCGCCCGATACGCTGCTCTTGCCACTTAGCAAGTACCGCTACATTCAGAATACGCCCGTATACACGGGCGCCGGCAGCGACCCAGAAGACACGATCCTGCGCGTGTATCTCGCGCGCAGTGCGTTCGTGACCAACGTCGATTGGTGGATGCCGCTCGCAACGGCAGACGCGGCCGGCACTGGGCCGCGCGGCATCTGGTATCGCCGCGACCCGCGATACGTGCACTTCGAACTGTCGATGCCACCGCGCGAGCTGCCGCCGCAAGCGAAGAATCTCGCACTCGCCGTCGAAAGCTGGGCTCGCGCCGGCGGCGTCGCTTGGGAGTATCCGCTCTCCGCTGTCTACATGGATGGCATCTAGCCGGGCGCCACACCGCACACGCAGGAAGGGACCAAGCACATGCAACCCCGCTACACCGCACCCACACCGACGCCAACGGCGACCGGCGACGCCACAGTCACAAACCTAACAGCCCGCATTTTGTGGGTACAGAGCAACAGCAAGCTCATCAAGTTTCCACCGCTCGAGACCGTCATCGTCGCCGCCGAAGACGTCGAACAAGTCGGCTATGCGCTCGTCGGCGTCTTCGCGCCCTACGTCGAAGACGGCACCATTACCTATACGCTGCCGGAGGCACCGCCGGTGCTCGACCCAACCGGCACCGGCACCGAATGCCCGCCGACGACACCGCCGACCACTCCGACGGCGCCAGCGCCGTCGCCGGGGCAACTGCCGGCCGACCCGACTACGCCGCCGACAGCGGCATCGAAGCTCACGCCGAAGGGCTCAAGCAAGTAACCGCGCCATGACCGTCACAGTCGAGCAAATCTTTGACGAGTTCCCGGAGTTCGCGCGCTGCGCGTTCACGCTCGTCAAAGCCAAGCTCGACGACGCCGAAGCGCTCACCGCGGCGACCTTCGCCGGTGCAACGCCCGTCGCGAAGCCCGACGGGCTTACACCGCCGGGCGTTGTGTTCGTCGACACCGCGCGCGACATGCGCGTGAAATACCTCACGGCCGAGCTGTTAGTCTTGACGCCGGCCGGTGAGTTCGCGCGGCTCGACCCGAGCAAAGAGCCAGACGGCGCCCGTTCCATCTATGAGCGGCGCCGTATGGAGCTCGACCGCAACTACAACCCGCTCGCCATGGTGCTTTGACATGGCCGTCACCGATACCGACAAGGGCTGGAATGACCTAGGCAAGGCCGTCGCGAAGCTCAACGGCGGCCCCTATGTGCTCGTCGGTATTCAAGGCTCGAAGGGCTCGGCGCAGCACGGCGCCGACGGCTTGACGAATATCGAGCTCGGCACGATTCACGAGTTCGGGTTAGGTGTGCCGGAGCGCTCGTTCATCCGTGCCGGCGTCGACGAAAACCAGAAGACACTCGTCGACTTCATGGCGACGATGGGTCAGCGCTTTCTGCTCGGCGAAATCACCGAAGCCGCGCTGCTCGGCCTTACTGGCGAGAAAGCCGTCGACATCATCAAGGATCGCATTCTCGCCCATATCGAGCCCGCGCTGCAACCCGCGACGGTCGCGAAGAAAGGCGGCATAGAGACGCCGCTTGTCTGGCACGCGACGCTTATCAACTCCATCACTTGGGAAATAGGCGCCAAGTGAACTGGCAAGACTTCGCCGATGGCACGCGCGCGTGGGTCGCAAGCACGTCGAAGATTCACATCGACGACGTCGTATGGACCGGCGAGCCCGAAGGCATGCTCGGTCGACCTTGCGCGCGGCTCAATCTGCTCGGCGCCAATCCGCCGGTGAGCAGCGACGAAGTGCGCCTAGTGTCGCAGGGACCCGGCGAAGACGCCGCCGTGCGCATCGTCGGCAACCGCGCGATCATCCTGAATGTGCTCGTGCAGACCCGCGACGGCACACCGTGGGGACGCGCCTTCCGATACCTCGAGCGGCTTCGAGATGCGCTCTTTTTGCCAAGCACGCAACAGCTATTCTCCGAGCTGCGCGTCGCACTCGAAGGCCCCGGCGTGCTCGTCGACTTGCAGCGATTCGTCGACTTCCGGCGCGAGTCGGCCGCAAGCCTCGACCTTCGAATGAACTACGCATTCGACACCATGTGCGAATGCGGCGAAGGGCTCACGCCCGAAACCATCGGCACGATTGAACACGTGCGCGTAGCTGGCACCGTCCACACGCCACTCGGCGGCGACGTCGACGTTGTGCAGGTCCCCGAAAAGCAGCTCGATAGATAGGTGAAATCTTGGGAACCGAAATCGAAGTTATCCAACACACAGTCGTAGTCGCCGACGCCACGGTGACGCGCTTCGGCTTCGGCATTGCGCTCATTGCCGTCAATCACAGCTACTGGCCCGAGCTCGTGCGAACATTCAACACCGCCGACGAGCTCACGTTGCCGCCTTACAACGTGCCGAAGACGAGCGCGCTGTATCTCGCGGCGAAGCAGCTCAAGTCACAGTCTCCGAGCCCGCCTTCGTATAAGGTCGGCCGACTCACCGGCGGCTTTACACAGACGTTCACGCTCACGCCGACGGCACCGACTGCGCCTAACCAACACTACACAGTGACCATCGACGGCGTCGCGGTCGACGTGACCGGCTCGCCGCCGGACACCGACGCGGCCATCTGCGCAAAGCTCATCACGGCCATCAACGCCATCACCGACGTCACGGCGACCGGCACGACGAGCGTCACTGTCACCAGCGACACCGCGAACATCACGCACGCGGTCTCGAATGTCTCGAGCAATATCGTCTTCGCCGACACGACACTCGCGCCGACCGTATTGCCGGCGGTCGACTTGGCGGCCATCCGTGCAGCCGATGGTGACTGGTATGCGCTGCTCATGCTCACGCCGAGCGCGGCCGCCATCTCGAGCGCCGCGTCTTGGGCGCAGCTCGAGCGCGCGATTTATCTCGCCGCGAGCTCCGACAGCGCCATCCCGACGGCGGCGACAACGGACATTGCGAGCGTGTTGCAGGCTCAGTCAATGACCCGCTCGTCCATCTGGTATCACCCAAATCAGGCCGAATATCTCGACGCGGCCGTAGTCGGTGCGATTTTGCCGAAGTTGCCGGGGCCCGTGTCGTTCGCGAACAAGGGGCTCGCGGCCGTGACGATGCAGAATCCCAACGCGACGCAGCGCTTGGCGCTCAAGACCAAGCACGCGAACTGTTACGTCAACATCAAGGGGCTTGGCTTCACGTTGTGGGGTTGGGCCGCTTCGGGGCGCTTTCTCGACGTCACCGTCGCTATCGATTGGTTCGACGTCAACATCGAAGATCGCATTGTGTCCCTGTTACGCAACAATGACGTCGTGCCGTATACCGCGAGCGGTATCGAGCTCGTGCGCTCGCAAATCAACGGGCAAATCCTCGACGGCATCGCGCTCGGCATCATCGACGGGCAACAGCCCTATTCAGTCACGGCGCCCGAGCTCGCCGCCATCGACCCGGCGCTCAAGACGCAGCGCATTCTGCCGGACATGCGTTACACGTATGCACTCTCCGGCGCCATCCATCAGGTCCGCGTTGTCGGGCTCGTGCAGGTCTAGGACCCAATAGTCAGAAGCCGATAGGAGCCACCGCGTTATGGGTTTTAAAGCCTGGAATATCAATGAAATGTCACTCAGTCTAAACGCCGTGCCGCTCGACGGCGGCGGCTATGCCGAAGACGAAGTGCTCACCATCGATTGGACCGAAGATTGGTTCAGCATGTACGTGGGCGCCGACGGCGAAGTGACGCGCGTTCGTACGAACAACTTCTCCGCACTCGCGACACTCAAGTACGCGCAGACCGCCGACGCCAACGACCGCTTGAGCGCCATGCTCACCGCAGACATCGCCGTGCTAAACGGTGCCGCCGCCGGCGTCTTCAATGCTCGCGACCAATCGGGCCGCTTGCTCGTCACGAGCGCGCGTGCGTGGATCACTGCGCCGCCGGCGATCAAAATCGGCAAAACGGTGCAAGTGTACGAATGGAAGATCAACCTAGCCGACGCCCGCACGTCATTCTTCGGAGGTCGCTAAGAGATGCCGACGCGCGCGGTAAAGGACAAGGTCATAGGCGGCCATCGCTACGAAGTGACGTTGCTCGGCGCGAAGCAGGGACGGGCGATGCTGGTGCGTCTGGTGCGCCTTATGGGCCCCGCAACGGCCGGCTTCATCGAAGGTACCCTGCACGCTAAAGGCGACCTCACCGTGTCGCTAGCGTCGGGCGCGTCCGATGCTATCCGCGAGCTGTCGCAGCGCATCACCGAAGCCGAGTTCGCCACCGTGAGCGACGAACTCGCGCGCTTCACGGTCGTGCATCTCGACCACGAGCACGCGCCGAAGCTCGACGCCATCTTCGAAGACCACTTCGCCGGGCGCTATGACGTCATGTTGCAGTGGTTCGGCTTCGCGCTAGAGGCAAATTTCTCGAGTTTTTTCGACGGCACCGCGAGCGGCAAGAGCACGCTCGCGGAACGGTTGAAAGCGCTGACGTCATTACTTGCGCCATCCCGGCCGGCGTCGACTGGGACATCCACCGCATCGCCACAAGCAGCCACTATCACGCCGGACTAGCGGAGATTTGCCACGATTGGAGCCTTGACGACCTATACGACGCTCATGCGGTGCTCGATATGTACGATGAACTAGACCGCCGCCACGCTGCCGCAGTAAGGGACCGCAAGTGAGCGCGGTAGTCGTGCGCGAGCTCGTTGCGCTGCTCGGCTTGAAGGTCGACGAAGCCGCGTTCAAAAAAGCCGACGCCGGGCTCGACAAGGTAAAGAAAGGGCTCGAAGGCGTCGACGGCAAGATGCGCGACGCCAAGGGCCGTTTCATCGGCGCCGGGCGCAGTATGGGCGACGGCGCTGCCGGTGCCGCCGGCGCCAGTGCGAAAGCCATCGCGAAGCAGGTAGGCGGCTCGAGCGGCATCGGTGCCGCCATCGGCACGACGCTCGGCAAGTACATCGGCGGTGCCGCGGTCGTCTCCGCGATCGCGCACATGACCGAGCTCGCGAGCTCTGCCGATGAAACTAACAACGTGTTGCAGCAAGTCTTCGGCCCTAGTGGCGAAGCCGAAGTGCATGCGTGGGCCGAGACGACCGCGCGCGAGATGGGCCGATCTAAATATGCGCTCGAAGCCAACGCCGGCGCACTCGGCGCCATGCTCGAGCCAATGACCGGCAACGCTAGCAAAGCGCAAGAAATGTCGACCCGCTTCGCCGGGCTCGCGGTCGACTTGGCGAGCTTCTTCAATGCATCCGACGACGATGCGCTCGCGGCGCTCAAGAGCGGTATATCGGGCGAAGCCGAGCCGCTCAAGCGCTTCGGCATCGTCATGCAAGACGCGACGCTGCAAGAATACGCGCACAAAGAGGGTATCCAAAAGAAGCTCGCGGCCATGACTGTCGCCGAGAAAACAGAGCTTAGATACGGCTACATCCTGAGCCAGACCACGAAAGCGCAAGGCGATGCCGCTCGCACCGCCGACGGCTTCGCCAACCGGCAACGCGCGCTCACCGACTCGGTTCGCGACCTTGCGACCGACATCGGCAAAAAGCTTCTGCCGGTCGCGACCAAGCTGCTCGGCTGGGCACTGACCTCAATCAAGAAATTCGGCGAGCTCACGAAGACGAGCAACGTACTCAAGGCGAGTATGGCCGTGCTCGGCGTTATCATGCTTGCCGCGTTCGCTCCGGCGCTGGTTTCGATTGGCGCCGTGGCTGCCGCGCTGCTTCTCGTGGTCGGCATCGTCGACGACCTCATTACGTGGTTTGAAGGCGGCGATTCGGCCTTCGGCGACTTGCTAGAAAGCATGTTCGGGCTCGGCAGCTCGGCCAAAGTGCTCGCGGCGTTCAAAGAAGCGCTCGACGATGCCGGCAAAGCCTGGGAGGTCTTCACGACCGCGATCCGTCGCTTCCCTTGGGAAGATACCTTCGACCGATACGATCGGCGGCTGCGCGTCTTCGGCGAGACCATCAAGCTACTAGCGAAACAGTGGCGCTACTTCGCCGGCGTCACGGGCGACAAGCCCATCACAGACGAAGAGTCACAAGACATCGCAGCCGAAGCCGAAGACGCCGCCGCCGCCGGCGTGCGACGTATGCGCGCCAGGGAAGCAGAAGCCAAGCGCTTGCAGCGCGAAGCCGAAGCGCGCGCCGAAGTGCAACGCCAGCTCGACGCCGAAGCCACAGAAAACAAGGGCCGCACAGACCTAGCTTACGCAAATCCGTATGCATCCTACGCCGGCGGCGCATCCGCGTCGGCACCGCTCCCGCCGCCGCAGTCGGCTGCAACAACGGTCAACCAAGCGCCGATCACTATCAACAACTTTCTGCCGCCTAACGCCAACGTCGGCGACTACACGCGCGCCCAAGACCGCGCGAATGACATCAACCTTCGCCGCACGAAAGCCGCGCTCGAGCGCACGGCGCCGTAAGAGCCACCATGCCCGACGCCTATCAACGCGAAGTTATGCACTTGCAAATCGACCGCATCTGGATTGATTGCAGCATCCGCGAAAGCCACGGCATGAGCGCGCAGTGCACACAGTTTCCGGTCGAAGACGGGCCCAACGTGAGCGACCACGTGCGCACGCAGCCCGAGACGCTACACCTCGAAGGCGTCGTATCGAATACGCCGCTCGACGCGCCCAAGTCGCACACCGAAGGGCTCGTCTTCGACGACAAGTCGAGCTACGCGCTACGCGACGCGCACGGTCAAAAAATCACGACCACATTCGATACCTACGTCTCGAAGTCGCTCGAAGGCGAGCCAGTCGGCGCATGGTTGAGCGTTTTGCCGTTCGTCGGCCAGGTCGCAGACCTCACACGCCGGAGCACCGATCCACGTTGGCCGAAGGTCAAGCTCGCCATGGAGCGCGCGCAGCCGCGTAACATTCTCAATAACCTATCCATGACGGCGCCGCAGATGCTCATCTCTCCGGCCGCAAACCCGCGCACCGACGTCGCGACGGCATCGGTCGACCGCGTCGAAGCCGTGGCGGCCGCGCTGCGCGATTCCTTCATGCGCCGGCGGCCCGTGCAGGTCGTGACCGCTTTCCGGACCTATCAGAACGCCGTGATGGTCGAACTGTCTGTCACGCGCGACGCGTCGAGCTCGCGCAATGCACTCATGTTCACGGCGCAGTGTCAGATGGTCAACGTCGTTGGCGTGACGTATGGAACGCCGTTGCCGGCACAAGTACGTGCGACGCCGGCAAAGGCTAAAGGGACCCAAAACACCCAACCAACCAAGCCCGGCGAAGTCTCGCCGGACCAAAAAGACAAGACGAGCTCGCTCAAGCAAGTCTTGAGCGGCGCAAGAGAGAGACTGCAAGCGCTCGCGCATCCTACACCGTAACCGTGCATGGCAAGCCTACGCATCGTCACGACGCCCGACGTCGACACTACCCAACGCGTGCAGCTAAGCGGCTCGAGCTATGCGCTGCGCATCGTCTGGAGCCAACGTGGCGAGTGCTTTCACATGCATGTGTCTGATAGCGCCGGTGTGCCTCTCGTCGTCGGCGTGCGTATGATCACCTTGTATCCGCTGCTCGACCGCTATCATTACAATACGGCGCTGCCGCCGGGCGATTTGTGGTTTCTCGACATGCGCGACGTCGGTGCGAAGCCGACGCTCGCCGAGATGGGCGACCGGTTTCGCCTTTACTACGTCACCGATGGCACATGGTGACGCATGGCCGACGACCCGAACGGCATACCGCAAGACGCACTCTTCGACCGCATCTATGCGTTGCAGGTCGAAGACATCAGCATTTCCGAGCTGAATATTCAGTTCAACGTCAAGCGCTCGTTGTCCGCGAAGGTCTCCGGCCGCTGCGACGTTGTGATCAACAACCTATCCGAAGAGACCCGCAAGCGTCTGCACGCCATGCGGCAGGTCTTCGTCTCGGTCGAAGCCGGCTATGTGCACACGGGCTTGAGTCTCATCTTTCGCGGCGACCTCGCCGAAGCCTGGAGTGCGCGCGAAAATACAGAATGGACTACCACGATCACGAGTGACGACGGCGGCGCAAAGAAGAAAGCCGCGCGCGTGCAACGCAACTACGTGCAGGGAACTACCCTTGCCAAGATTATCAACGACATCGCCGCGGCGATGCATGTCGGCGCCGGCAATGCGGCAGCCATCGCCAGCAATGCGCGGTACTGGAAAACAGGTCAAGCCGCGGTCGGCAAAGGCATCACGACGAGCGGCAATGCCGTCTCGCAGCTCGACCGCATTACGCGGTCGTGCGGGCTGTCATGGTCGATTCAAGACGGCGAACTGCAGTTTCTTCCGTCGCGCGACGCGGTGCTGCCGGACCCGCCTATCTTGCTGTCGCCGCAGAGCGGCTTGATTGAGTCGCCCGAGCTCGGAAAAGACCAACTCGTCAAAGCGCGCACGCTCATGCTTCCCGGCTTGTATCCCGGCCGGCAAGTCGAGCTCAAGACGCGCTATGTCGCCGGCGTCTATCGTATCGACACGGTGAGTTTCAAGGGCGAGTCGCTCGGCAATGCGTGGGGGGCCGAGCTCGAGCTCAGTGCCGTCAAGCGCTAGGGCTCTTGCGCGCGGCTCGACTCTGCCGCTATGCGCCGGCATGCAGAACGCCGAAGAGACGACAGCCAACACACCCACCGCGGCAGACGCCGAAGAGATCACGGCCACGCTCGAGCGCCCGGCCGCCGAAGCCGAGCCCGAGCCGGTCGGGCTCGCCAGTTCCGAGCATCAACACGTCATCCCGGCGAGCGACTTGCAGCCCATCCCGGCCGCGGTCGACGTCGAGCTCGACGACGAAGACGGCGCCGCCGAGTCAAACTAGATGGCATCCGCGACGCCCGATTTGGCCGAGCTGGTGCAGGTCGCGATCGCTTCGGCGCTCGCCGATGCGCATACGGCCATGCCGGGTCAAATCGTCGCGGTGTACACCGACGCGAACGGCCGCGGTCAAAGCGCCGACGTGCGGCCGTCGCTGCGCAACACGCTACCGACCGCCGACGACGTCGAAGGCTTCGAGCCGTACGCCGAAGAAGACTTGCCGGTGATTCCGCGCGTGCCGATCGCCTACCCACAAGGCGGCGGTTTCGCGATCACATGGCCGCTCGCCGCCGGCGACTTTGTCTTGCTCGTCTTCGCCGAGCGCTCGATTGACCAATGGCTCAACACGGCATCCAAAAGCCGCCAGGTTGCCATCTCGACGGGCGACCTCGGTACACACACGCTCGACGGCGCTGTCGCCCTACCGCTCGGCCCAGCGCCCTATGCGCACCTTCTAAGCGCGGTCGCTTCGAATGCCATGCGGCTCGGTCATGACACCGGGAAGGCCATTTTCGTCACCGCGAGCAAGGTCAATCTAGGCAGTTCGGCGCCGACCGACTCGGTCGCGCTCGCCAGCAAGGTCGACGACGAGCTCGCGCGCATCGCCGCCGACCTCTCGCGGCTCACGCTCGCCACCGAAACCGCGATCGGTGCTGTCCCCGGCGGCGGCGCCGCGAAAACCGCTTTCGCGGCGGCCGTCGGCTCGACCGCGGTGCCGCCGGCCAAAGTGCCATCGGACCCGGCCGCCGTCGGCTCGACCGTCGTCGGCAGCGACTAAGCGCTCGAGCTGCCGGCGCATCGATGCACCGATGCACCGGTGCACTTGCGCTTCGGTCCACTATGCCGGTATTGCCCGGCGTGACCGACCTTGCGCTCGACCCGCTCGACGGGGACATCGTCATCGCCGGCGGCGACCTGGTGCTCGTCACGGGCGCCGACGCCGTCGCTCAAGACGCCAATCTGCGCGTCGCCCTATTCAAGGGCGAATGGCCGCTCGACGTGAGAGTCGGTATCGACTACCGCGCGCTCTTTTTTGACCGCCGGCCGCCAGAAGCCGTCGTGCGCGCAGTCTTCGGGCAAGTGCTTCGCGAGACCGGCGGCGTCGCTTCGGTCGACCGGATGCAGATTGCCTTCGACCGCACGTCGCGCGCTCTCAACGTCTCGGCGACCGTCACGACGACCGACGGAACGGTCGTGCCGGTATACCGCGACGTGCTCGTGACGCTCGACGCAGCCAACGCGCCCGACGCCGACGGGGCCCCGGCCGGCAACTCGGCGAGCTCGCTCTTCACCGGGGGCACACCGTGAGCGGGCTCACTCCGCAAGGCTTCGTCGCGAAGACCGTCGACGAGATACTCGCCGAGCTTCGCCAATCGCAGCGCTCCAACGTCGACGGCTCGCTCAATACGTCGGCGACCGGCGTCATCGCCAACTTGAATATGGCGTTCGCGCTCGAGCTCGCCGCCGCCTGGGAAGCCATCGCCGAAGTCTACGACGCACACGACCCGGTGAGCGCCGAAGGCATCGCAGCCGATGCGAACGGCTCGCTCGTCGGCGTACCGCGGCGACCAGCGACCAAAGCACTCACGACGCTACACCTTACGATGGCGCCTAACACGCTAGTCCCCGAAGGTAGCGTCGTGTCAGACCCGACGCGCCCGGCCGTGCGGTTCGTGACGCTCGCCGATGCGCTCACGTCGACGACTTCGACGAGCTTCGACGTCGCCGCGGCCGCGGAGACCGCCGGCACGCTCACGGCCGGCGCCAACACGCTAACCAAAATCGAAAGCCCGGCATCCGGTTGGACAGCCGTCACGAATCCAGCGACCGCCATTCCAGGTCAAGACGTCGAGACGGACGAAGAGTACCGCATCCGCCAAGCCGAGCTGCGCGCGACAAGCGAAGGCTCGACGCTCGCCGGCATCGTCGCCGACGTGCGGCTGCTTCCGAATGTCATCACCGCGGCCGGCTACGAAAACACATCCGACGTCACGGTCAACCTGCTACCGCCGCACTCATTCGAAATCGTGGTATCCGGCGGCGCCGACGCGGCGATCGCGCAATCCATCTGGCGCAATAAACCCGCGGGCATCGAGACCTACGGCACGACCACAGTCACGATCACAGACAGTGAAGGCGTGACGCATCCGGTGCGCTTCTCTCGCCCCGTCGACAAGATTGTCAACGTCAACTACGCCGCGACCATCGACGCAAGCTATGTCGCCGGCAGCATCCGCTCGACGCTCGAGCAAGCCAGTGTCGACATCACGAGCCCGGCGCACTTCGCCATCGGTGCGCCCGTCTATCTCGTGCGGCTGCTCGCCATCGCATCCGAAGTGCGCGGCGTCGTGAACGTCACGCTCGACATCGCGCTTGCGCCGGCGCTGCCGCCGGATGCCGTGCCGACTTCGCCCGATAACGTGCTGCCGGTGTCGACGCGCGAAGTCGCGACATTCACCGGCGCGAACTGGGTCGGCCCGTGACGCTCGAGCACAACGCGCAAGTCGTCGCGCAAGGTCAAGCGCTGCCGATTTACGACCTGCGCACGCCGAAGTTTCTCGCGTTGCTCGGCACCTATCTCGAGCAGATTCAACAGCTCGAAGACGCCGTCTACGACGTCTTCGTCGGCACCATGTTGCCCGGCGCCGAAGGCGATGCGCTCGACATGCTCGGCGAGCTCGTCGGCCAACCACGCGCCGGCCGCGACGACGAGACCTATAAGATATGGATATCGGCGCGCGTCATGCTCAACAGCTCGAGCGGCCGGCCGCCTGACATCTTGGGTATTGCTCGCACCATCATGCCGCCGGCCGGCACTGTCTTACTCACAGAGTATTTCCCCGGCGCATTCAAGCTCGAGCTTATAGAGCTGCCGGCGGCGACTACGGCCGTGCAGCTGCATGACCTATTCAATGAAGCAAAGGCGGCCGGCGTGCGCATTGACGTCGCGTATTCGGCGCTACCCATCGGCGAGCAGTTCACGCTCGGCGCCGCCGCAGTTACGCCTGACATCAACGTGTTTCAAGGCTTCTCCGACATCGCGCAAACAACCGGCGGCGCGCTCGCTGGAGTGGTGTAGCTATGGCAATCACACTCACGTTCGACCAACCCGGCGCCGGCATACCATCCGGCAGCATCGACCGCGGCCGCACTGACATCAAGAGCACGGGGCCCATAAGCTCGCCGCGCGCGCATCCGGTGACTATCACTGTCGGCTCGATTCCGACGGCCGCGCTCGTCGACGTCGTGCTGCTCGACGAGCCGCCGGGCGCTAATCCGCTCTTGACCGAGCTCGCGCCGGGCAACTGGACGCTCGAGTTCGACGTCGGCTGTTGGGGGCCTTTCCGTGTGCGCGTGACTGCGACCGCAAGCGGCGAAGTTGTGTCGTCTGTCACGCGACGCATAAGCATTCGGTCGCCCGGCTACCACATCGACTATCCGGGGCTTGCGGAGCGGTACGATCCGAATGCGACTCTCGTGCCGACCGTGCCATCGGTCGAGCTCACGGAGATGAATGAAGGCTCGACGAATCGGCCGCTCGTCGACTTCCATCGGCAGATGGTCGAAGCCATCGAAGGCGGCGGCAGCGGCGGCGGCGGTGTCATCCCGGACGGCAGCATCACGGAAGAAAAGCTCGCGCCCGAGCTCTCCGACAATCTACTGCGCGCCGACGGCACGATACCGTTTACCGCAAGCCAAAATGCCGCCGGGCGCACGGTCGCAAATCTCGGCATACCGGCGGCGAGCGGCGACGCCGTGCCGCTCGCGTATCTCAATCTCTCATTTGCCGTATCCGGTATCCGGCCGCCGTGCAGGCTCGTCGCGACGACACCCATCACTGCTTCGAATACGCAAGTCATCGATTCGAAGCCGACTGTAAACGGCGACCGTGTGCTGCTCACCGGGCAAGCGTCGCCGACGGACAACGGCATCTTCGTCGCCAATGACACCGGCGCATGGGTACGCAGCGCCGACGCAGCGACGAACGCGCAGATGCAACCCGGCTTTGTCGTCTTCGTCACCGACGGCACCGAATACGCGGAAAGCGGCTGGATTCTGGCGACCGACGCGCCGATCGCGCTCGGCACTTCGCCGCTCAACTTCACACGCTTCACGGGCGCCGCCCAACTCGTCGCCGGCGCCGGCTTGACGAAGACTGCCAACACGGTCGACGTCGTCGCGCACGCCGACGGCTCAATCGCCGTGTCTGCAGACGCCATGCAGGTCGGCACGCTCGCGACCGATGCGCAGCACGGCAGCCGTGGCGGCGGCGCGCAGCACGTCGCAGCGACGCCGAGCGTCGCCGGGTTCATCTCGGCCGCCGACAAGACCAAGCTCGACGGCATCTCGAGCGGCGCCGCGGCGCTCGCGAGCTCGGCGCCGGCCAACGTCGGCACGGCCGCCGCTGTCGGCGTCGGCACGACGGCTGCTCGAAGCGACCACGTGCACGCGCACGCCGCGCAGACCGACGGCACGCTGCATGCCGCTGCGACGCCGAGCGTCGCCGGATTCATCTCAGCCGCCGACAAGACGAAGCTCGACGGCGTCTCGAGCGGCGCCGCGGCGCTCGCGAGCACGACGCCGGCGGCCGTGGCATTTACGGGCGCGGTAGGCGTCGGCACAACAGCCGCTCGAAGCGACCACGTGCACGCGCACGGCGCACAGACCGACGGCACGCTGCATGCGAACGCGACGCCGGCGGTCGACGGCTTCATGTCCGCCACGGACAAGACGAAGCTCGACACGGTCGCGACGAGCGCCGCGGCGCTCACGGCAACCGCACCCACGCAAATCACTGTTACGACCGCCGCCGTCGGCGTAGCGACCGCTGCCGCGAAGGGCGACCACGTGCACAGTGTGTCCACGGGCGCGCCGTCGGCGCTCGCCGTCGCCGGCACGCAAAGCACTGGCTCGGCGACGTCGCTCGCTCGAAGCGACCATCAGCATGCGATGCCAGACGTCGCGACGGCGAGCGTGTCGGGCTTCCTATCGGCCGCAGACAAGACGCGGCTCGACGGCATGGCCACGGGCGCCGCGGCGCTTACGTCGACGCTGCCGGTCAACGTCGACAACGGGACTAACGCGGTCGGCGTCGGCACGACTGCCGCGCGGCACGACCACAAGCACACCGTGACCATCGGCACACCGGTCGCGCTCACGGTCGGCGGCGCCAACGCGCAAGGCGCCGCTACGTCACTCGTACGCAGCGATCACACGCACGGCATGCCGGCACTCGTGACCGCGAGCGTCGACGGCTTCATGGCGGCGACCGACAAGAGCAAGCTCGACGGCGTCGAAGCCGGCGCGCAAGTGACGAGTTTCGCGCGCGTGCAGACCGCGCTCGGTCTGGCGAGCTCGCCGGTTAGTTTCAACACACAAAAGATTACAAACGTAGTCGACCCGACGGCCGCACAGGAAGTTGCGACGAAGGCATACGTCGACGCCTACGTGCAAGGGCTCGACATCAAGGCGTCGTGCAGGCTCGTCGCGACGACTAACGTTGCTACCCTATCGGGCTCGCAAACCATCGACGGCAGCGCGACATCGACCGGCGAGCGTGTGCTCTTGACCTCGCAGACAACGCCAAGCGCCAACGGAATATACCTCACGGCCGCCGGCGCATGGTCGCGCGCGACCGACGCCGACAGCTCGGCAGACGTCTCGTCTGGCATGTACACGTACATCAGTGAAGGCACTGCGAACGCCGATAGTGGCTGGGTACTCACAACCAACGATCCGATCACACTCGGCACGACCGCGCTTGCGTTCACACAGTTTTCGGGCGCCGGGCAAATCACCGCCGGTGCCGGCTTGACGAAGACGGCCAACACGCTCGACGTCGGCGCAAACGGCGACGGCTCGATTGTCGTCAACGCTGACAACATTCAGATCGGTGTCATCGCCACCGACGCGCAACACGGCGTGCGCGCCGGCGGCACGACGCACGCCGCGGTCGTCGCCGGCGGCGCATCCGGCTTCATGACTGGCGCGGACAAGACGCGGCTCGACGGCATGGCGACGAGCGCCGCGGCGCTCACGAGCTCGGCACCGGCGAGCGTCGGCACGACCGCAGCCGTCGGCGTCGGCACGACAGCGGCTCGAAGCGACCACGTGCACGCGCATGCCGCGCAGACCGACGGGACACTGCACGCCGCTGTCATCGCCGCCGGCGCATCCGGCTTCATGACCGGGTCTGACAAGAGCAAGCTCGATGGCGTCGAAGCCGGCGCGCAAGTGACGAGTTTCGCGCGTGTGCAGACCGCGCTCGGCGTCGCGAGCTCGGCCGTTGGCTTCAACGCGCAAAAGCTTTCGAGCGTCGCCGACCCGACGGCCGCGCAAGACGCCGCGACAAAAGCGTACGTCGACGCCATTGCGCAAGGGCTCGATATCAAGACGTCGTGCCGGCTCGTCTCGACGACCAATATGGGCTCGCTCGGCGGCGTCCAGGTTATCGACGGCGTGACGACACAGACCGCCGACCGCGTGCTCATTGTCGGCCAGACGACCGCGAGCGCCAACGGAATATACGTGTGTTCCGGCGTGACTTGGCTGCGCGCGCCCGATGCCGATACGTCGGCCAAAGTCACGTCGGGCATGTATACGTTTATCACCGAAGGCGCCGCCAACGCCGACAGCGGATGGGCGCTCATTACGCCAGACCCGATCGTGCTTGGCACGACAGCTCTATCATTCACCCAAGTGTCGGGCGCCGGGCAAATCACCGCCGGCGCCGGCTTGACGAAGAGCGGCAACACGCTCGACGTCATTGCCAATGCCGACGGCTCAATTGTCGTCGCCGCCGATGCCGTCGGCGTCGGTGTGCTTGCGACCGACGCGCAGCACGGAACGCGCGGCGGCGGCACTGTGCATGCGGCCGTCGTCGCCGCCGGCGCTTCGGGCTTCATGACTGGCGCGGACAAGACGAAGCTCGACAGCGTTGCGACGAATGCCGCGGCCGTGTTGAGCGTCACACCGCTACAGGTCGACGGCAGCAGCGGCAACGGCGGCGCTGCGACCACTGCTTCGCGCTCCGACCATCGGCACCAGGTCACGACCGGCACGCCGAATGCGCTCACAATGGGAGCTGCGACCGCTGCCGGCACGAGCAACAATCTCGTGCGCGCCGACCATATCCACGCCTTGCCCGCCGCCGGCACGCCCGTTGCGCTCACGCTCGCCGGAGCAAACGCGGCCGGCAGCGCTGCCACCATCGCGCTCAGCGACCACGTGCATGCGCTGCCGGCGAGCTCGACCGCGCCGCCGGCGCTCACCGTCGGCGGCTCGAGCGCTGCCGGTAGCTCGACCTCGCTGTCGAAAGCCGACCACGTGCACGCGCTGCCGGCGAGCTCGGCGCCGCTCGAGAACACCGGCGTAGCAACCGCCGGCACGAGCACGTCGGTCGCGCGTGACGACCATCGGCACCCGACGGCATGGAAGGCCATTTGCACGGCGCTACTCGAGAGCGTCGGCTTCAACGCGTCCGCGCCACCCACGACCGTCGACGGCGTCACCATCGTCGCCGGCAACCTCATCCTCGTCGACGGCACGCTCGCGCCGCTCGCTGCCGACGACTCAGAGCCCGAGCCCCTCGCCGGCGAGCTGCTCGGAATCTTTGTTAGTCTCGGCGCCACGTGGCAATTTCTCGAGACGCTCGACCGCGGCGACGTCGCCTATGTGCTCAGCCGCGACACGCTCTACACCTACATCGGCAGCGGCTACGTCGAGGTTTACCCCGAGGTCAACTACAGCAGACACGGCCTCATGTCGGTGTTCGACTACACCAAGTTAGTCAGCATCCAGGCCAACGCCGCCGCAGTCACGAGCACCGCGCCGACACAAATCACTGTCACGACCGCAGCCGCAGGCAGCAGCGGCAGCGCAGCTCGCGGCGACCACGTGCACAGCGTGTCGACCGGCTCGCCCGTCTCGCTCGGCATCGGCCAGACCGCCGGCGACGGCACCTCGACCGCACTCGCTCGCGCCGACCACTCTCACGCAACTCCCTCGAGCGGCATCCCCGTATCGCTCACGCTCGCCGCAACCAACGCCGCCGGCGTTGCAACAACCGTCTCGCGCTCCGACCACGTGCACGCGCTGCCCTCGAGCTCAGTCATTCCGAGCGCGCTCACGATGGGCACCGCCGGCTCGGCCGGCAGCTCGCTCGGAATCTCAAAAGCCGACCACACGCACCCGCTGCCGAACGCTGGCACACCAACCAACCTAACACTCGCCGGGACCAACTTCGCCGGCAGCGCGGCAACGCTCGCAGTCAGCGACCACGTGCACGCGCTACCCGCGACAGCCGCGCCCATTGCGCTCACACCCGGCGGCAGCAACGCCGCCGGCTCGGCTGTCACGCTGCCGCGCTCCGACCACGTGCACGCCTTGCCCGCATTCGGCCAGACCTCCGGCACGTTCTGCGACGGAGCCGACGTCAGATTGACCGTGATTCCGAGCGTCAACGGCTTTCGCCTCGCGCCGACTGTAGACGACGCCATCCCGACCGACGGCACGTTTAGCACTGTCTACCTTGCGCCCATCACGAGCGACCTAATCGCGATCTACACCGGCACGGCATGGGTGTTGCGCCAAGCGTCCGGCGTCTCGTATGTGCTCAGTGGTCGAACGACTGACATACCATTTGACGTCTATGCCGCATGGAACGGCACGGCTGTCGTGCTCGAAGTGCTCAACTGGACAAGCGGCACCGCGCGCGCGACGGCAATCACGCGCGTAAACGGTGTGTGGACGAAGTCAGGCGACG